TACCTCCTCTCACAGTCTCACGCTCATGGTTTGCCCAGACAACTCTGCGCGAATCCACATCTTGAGAATCTCAATCGCCTCACCAACCTTATCTGCTACTTCCCACCCAATCCACCGGCGAAGCCATTCGGTGTCCCCTGTCTGCAGCTGGTCCAGATACTCCTCATAATACTCGCGGTATGGGTCCAATTCCATCGCCGCGTAAAACTGCGCATCCTCCGCGTCCGTCTTACTCACGGACAGTCTCGCTGCCCTATCCGCGATTGCCTCCATCTGTACTTTTGTCATCTTCATATCCTCCCTTCACAACCTCACACCCATGGCCAGCGCCATGACCACTATAGCTACCATCCACATCCCCAGCAGCCAGATGACCGCCGGCACAATCCACTTGGCTGCCCTCGTCCAGGGGCCGTCCCGACGTTTCCTGCGCTGTCTGAAAGTCACCATACGCCTGTGCCCCATGACGTTGGTGAGTACCGCTGTTCCTGGCCCGGTGATGTCCAGGCGCCAGCCGGGATACTGAACCGCTGCTTTGGCGCGGATGGCTAACTCAGTTACTTTTGTCATTGGCTTGTCCCTCCTTCCTCCATTTCGGCTACCGGATACGTCATAATAAATCGTTCCAGGTCACTCCCTCGTATCTTCCGCTGGCCCAGGAGCAAAGATGGAAGCTTTTTTGTGCTGATAAGCTCATACACCTTGCTTGGATTAACCCTGAGAACGCCTGCCGCCTCCTTGACTGTGTATATTGGCTTGTAAGGCTCCACCATCGCTTTTATCCTCCTTCCTCTCATAGTCCTTGCACGGATACCGCCGTGTCCGTTCCGGGCACTGGCTATACCGGCAGGTCTTGCATGTCATGTTGATATGTACCGCCTCCCTCGTTGCGTTTTGTCCCCCTACTTGGTATACTGTACTTACAGGCTCCTGCCAGAGCCGAGTACAAAGGAAAGGAGAAGCTTATGCGCAGATATAATTTCCCCTTCAACGGAAATCGTTATGTCCTTAATAAATCCACCGGCGAAATTCACGACCTGGACTGCGAGACGCCGCAGTGCCGGATTAATGAAATGAACCCAGCGAATATCATAAACTGTATGAGCTATGATGATGCTTGGCTCCGCGCTAACTTGCTTAAATGCCCCGCGCCTAACGGGTGTCATTATTGCAATTCGTCCAGGGACAACGGATAACCTTTCTGGACTATGGACTTTAATGTCTGTAGTCCTTCCTCCGGAAAATCTTCACACAAAACCGACTCAAGCTCCTGAGGTGTTTCAGTGTGTATTACAAGGTCATATATTAACTCTGAAAATTTCTTTACGTCCGTAATGGATGTTAAAACCTTAAATTTTGTCATCCCTCTCACCTCGCTTTCTGTTCTCCTGCCAATGTACCGGGGCTAGCCGGTTCCTATTGAGGATTCCGAATCTTTCTTATTCCGTTTTTTGTCCGCTGCCTTAGCTTCTGCTGTTCCAAGAAAATAGCCCTTATCAAACTCAGACATCTTCGAAAACGCTTCGGCGATGGTTTTCAGAATCTTTTTATCCCTCTCTCCCATGTTCTCACCTCACTTTCTCATCCGTCTATGACGATATTATATCCTTCGAAGAAGTATTTGTCAATACGTTTTTTCGTCTTTGACGTATTTTCTTGACAAAGACGTATTTTCGTATTATACTTAAAGCATGAAAAGGTGGTGATTAAAAAGTGGAAATGAAAGACCGAATTAAGAAGATAAGAAAAGAATTAGATTTAACGCAGCAAGGTTTTGCTGAAAAAATTGGTACAACAGCAAATGTCCTTACCAACTACGAAACAGGGCGAAGGAATCCATCTGCTTCTGTAATAAACAATATATGCAAAACTTTCGATGTTAATGAAACCTGGCTCCGTACCGGTGAGGGAGAAATGCTTGTGCAGCGCACCCGGAACCAAGTCATAACAGATTTTCTAGGGGACTTAATTATAGAAGATGCCACGTTTAAAAAGCGGCTTATAGAAGCCCTGGCTGAGTTGGACGAAAGGGACTGGGAAAGCTTAGAAAAATTAGCTAACAAGCTTACAAACAAAAAGGACTAGGGAATGTCCCCTAGCCCAATATTTTCTTCGCTAAACGGCACAAAAGTTCCAACCGTTCAACATTATTGGATTTTTCAATGAGAGTAAGCAAGCATTTTTTTAAACCCTCAGCATCCATAGCGATACGCCTCCCTTTCTGGCTGTCCCTAGCAGCCAAAACAGTGAATATGTATTGTTTGCACCTTAAGTATAGCATAAATTATGGTGAAAATGACAAATATTTGCAAAATTATCCTGGTAAATTCTGGCAATTGTCAGACTATTGCCTGTTATTGGAACAATTTAATTTTACCGCTCCTATATGCAGCGCAGGGAAAGGGAGTACCGACATATAGTGGGAAACGAACGGGAAAAAGAACGTTTGTTCTGTATTTATTATAGAATATACGTTCGAAAAAATCAATAGGGAGGGGATAATATTCTCCATGGAAAAAACCGCTCCTGCTATCAATAGGAACGGTTTTTCACATAGATTTCTCTTACCAGGCAAAACCGGAAAGATATAGTCAGCTTAACACATTTGAATTATATCATTCCTGGAGCGTCCCGGCAAGGGAATATTAATTTTACCCAATTTTAAGGAGGAATGATATATGGGACAGTTAAGAACAAGGAAACGTGGCTCCACCTGGGAATGGTCCTTTGAAGGGGCCAAAATCAATGGCAAGCGCAACCCCATCAGCCAGGGAGGATACCGCACCAAGGCCGAGGCCATCACTGCCGGCACCCAGGCCAAGGCCGAATATGACTCTGCCGGCCGCAGGTTTACCCCTTCGGACATCAGCGTGTCTGATTATCTGGATTACTGGTATAATAATTATGTCAAGGCCAACCTTGCGCATAACACCCAGGTGGGATATGAGCGCTTAATCCGTGTCCACCTCAAAACGGCATTCGGGAAATACCGGCTGTCATCATTGGAAACAGATGTTATCCAAAAATGGATTGATGGAATGAAGCGTCAAGGCTATTCCAGGAGCATGGTTAAAAATACCTTATCCTGCCTGTCCGGTGCCCTGGGATATGCGGTATATCCCTGTAAATACATCAAGTATAATCCCTGTGATTATGCCAGGATACCGAAGATAGTTATGTCTGAGAAGGCCAAGGCACACACAGAATATATCTGCGTCAAAGAGGACTTTGCAGCCATCATTGAGCGCTTTGGCCCAGACAGCAATTTCTATATGCCACTCATGACTGGATACCATTGTGGTACCCGCCTGGGGGAAACTTACGGTATTGACTTGCTTCATGACGTGGATTTTGAAAACCACACCATAACCATCCGACACCAGCTTGCCAACGAGGGTGGAAAGTGGTATTATCGGTCACCAAAATATGATTCTGTCCGGACTATAAAAATCCTACCAGAGTACGAGAAAATACTGAAAGCAGAAATCCGTAACCGCAAAAAGAACATGCTCCGGTACGGCCAGTATTTTACAAAGACGTATCAAATGGACGATGGCTTAATCTTTCAGGCTCCCGCCAACGTCAAAATTGTCGGTAAGGAAATAATGCCAATAAGCACCAAAGAAAACGGCGAGCTGCTTACCCCTTACTCATTCAAGTACTGCGCCAAGGTTATCCATGAGGAATTGGGAAATCCATTATTCCACAGCCATTGCCTACGTCATACTCATGGCACGTTGTTGGCGGAGAATGGCGCCCAGCCCAAGACCGTCATGGAGCGTCTGGGACACAAGGACATCAAGACCACCATGGACCGCTATGTGTTTAACACGGAGAAAATGCAGAACGATGCCATTGTAATCCTGGCAGACGCTATATCATAGCAATCTTGCCTACCACTTCAAAAAAGCGTAGGCAAGTGGTAGGCAAGGCAACCAAAACAAGAGCAAAGAAGCCCGTCAATCCTTGATTTTACGTGATAGTTCCACGACGGTTTCAACGTTCCCTGTCCCCGGAAACATGTCCACCCCGCAAACCTTCTCCACCCTATACCCTCTGTCCTGCAGCACCACTAAATCCCTCACCAAACTGGTAGGTTTACAGGATATATATACAATCCGGTCCACCCCGAAATCAATAATTTTTCCCAATGCCTTAGGATGTATCCCATCCCTGGGCGGATCCACCACAATCAAATCTGGCTTATCCTGAAGCTCATCAATCACTTTGAGCACATCACCGGCCAGGAACTCGCAGTTTTCCAGTCCGTTGAGCTCGGCGTTTACCCGGGCTGACCTGACGGCTTCTTCTACAATCTCAACGCCTACCACCTTTTTCGCCACAGGCGCCAGTATCTGTGCAATGGTCCCGGTACCGCTATATAGGTCGAATACCACCCTGTCCTTTGTATCACCTACAAATCCCCGTACTGTATCGTACAGCACCTCCGCGCCAAGGGAATTTGTCTGAAAGAAAGAGAAGGGCGAGATTCGAAAACGCAGTCCCAGCAGTTCTTCGTAAAAGTAATCCTGACCGTAAAGAATGTGGGTCGCATCGCTTTGCACCACATCTGCCAGGGAGTCATTCTCTGTGTGGAGAATTCCCGCCAGCCTGCCATCCAGAGGAAGGCGCACCAGCTTTTCTGTCCACTCTGACAGCACCTCTTCCTCCGTCCTTACGCCCAGATACTCCCTCTGTGTGCTGGTCACCAGGTCTACCAAAATCTCCCCTGTCTTTACCGCCCTTCGGACCAGCAGATGGCGAAGATAACCCTGGTGCTGTAATTTCTTATAGAATGCAATCCCCATCTCCTCAAAATATTCTTTGGTGGCCATCAGTATCCTGCAAAAATCCGGATGTACAATCCGGCACTCGGGAGTGGTTACGATATCGTAAAAGCTTCCCCTCTTGTGCATTCCCAATGCCAGCGGACCATCCTTTACCTCATCCCCAAAGGAAAACTCCATTTTATTGCGGTATCCTGAGGAGATAGGGCTGGCCTTGATTCCCTGAAACTCGTAGGTGCCGTCCTCTGCCACGCTGTCCAGCAGGGATTTTACCTGTTCTCTTTTAATGTTTAACTGTTCTTCATAGGGCAGGCTCTGGTAAATGCAGCCGCCGCATATCCCAAAATGTGGACATGCCTCCTCCGGCCTTTCTGCCGGGGAATGCTCCAGTATATCCAAGGTTCTGGCTTCCGACTTCCCCTTTCTGCGCTTGGTGACTACACACTGAATTCTCTGGCCTGGTATGGCATTCTTTACCACCACTCTCTCGCCATCTATATGCAGGATACCCTTATTCGGGAATTCGATTTTTTCTACTATTCCTTCGTAAATATCGCCCTTTTTCATAAAATATCTCCGTTCTGTCCGCCGCTTAGGCATTTTTCCTGTGGTTCTCTTTTGCCGTATCATTATATCATGCAATATGGTTCACATCAAGCCAGACCCAAAAAGGACCGCCACTTCCGCGGCGGTCCCAACAACTATCCTTTTTATCATCCTTCTGTGTATCTTATGATGGCCTTAAAACACCCTCTGCTATTCAGCCTTTTCTGCCTTCTTCTCCTTTGGCTCCTCATCCTCAAAGAAGTCATCGTCAAAATCATCGTCAAAATCATCCTCAAAATCTTCCAGATAATCCGGAGTAAAGAAACGGTATACAGCGTATGCAATACCCGCCACTGCTGCCACTGCTCCAATGATAGCCAGCACCCAGAGAATGCAGTTCTTTTTCTTCTCGTCCTCTTCTCTCTTGTGAAGCAGTTCATTGATTCTGCTGGAATTCATCAGTTCTTCTACACGGCTTAATACCTCTTTCCCCATCTGATCAAACCTGTCTCTGTCAAATCTGTTCATTCTACCCACGTCCTTTCTTATATATAAGCACTTCTGCCCTCTTGCTTGTTTTTAATTATTATATCATGGAAGCCCTTGATTTACTATCCCAATTTATTCAAATTTTATCCAATTGTTTCAATCCAATTTCAATTGAAACGCAGTCCCGACATAAATCTGCTATGCAGATTCATGTTTCTGTTTCTGCCAGGCATCCCCTGCGCCGGCACGCCCATCAGACCTTTTTTAGCTTGGCAAAGGATGCAAACATTTTCTTCTGGCCCGCACCGTCGAACACTACCGTGACTTCATAGTCCTTACCGCCGTCCTTGATGGACTTCACCGTTCCCTCTCCGAATTTGATGTGCTTGACCCGGTCTCCCTCGCTGTAATCCAGGAATGCTGCCTTCTGCACAGTAAATGCTTTGCCAAATCCCGGATTTCCCGCTGCGCTGCCGGCGCCTCGGTCTGACGAGGGCTGGGACGAGCCGGATGCATATGCGTTATATCCCTTTCCAAAGGTGCTTGTACGTATATTCCCTGCGGCCGGCTGGTTCCACGGCAGACCTGCCTCGCCGGAAATACCGAACTTGCCAAATCCGCCTGCACCGGCCCCCTTATTCCGGCTGCCAAAGCTTCCCAGCACCGGTTCCAGACGCTCCTCCTCCAACAGCTCACCAGGCACCTCCTCCAGGAAACGGCTGGGCTTGCAGTATCTGGTCTCGCCGTTAACCATCCGCTGTCTGGCGCTGGTAATCACCAGTTCCTTCCTGGCCCTTGTGATTCCCACATAGCAGAGACGGCGTTCCTCCTCCATGTCTGTCTTGTCATCGGAAATTATGGACATCATGCTGGGGAACAGCCCGTCCTCCAGACCTACCAGATACACCTTTTGGAACTCCAGTCCCTTGGAACTGTGCAGGGTCATGAGGGTGACCCGGTTCTCGGATTCATCCATATTGTCAATATCAGCCACTAGGGCCACCTGCTCCAGGAATTCGTCCAGAGTTGGATGCTCGCTGTCCTCCTCGTAGCTCACGGCCTTGTTTACCAGCTCTCCTATGTTCTCCAACCTGGTCTGGGACTCCACCTCTCCCTCTGCCTCCAGCTCCTGCTGGTAGCCGGTCTCGTCCATGATGCTCTCTATCAAATCCTGGATGGTGTAATCCTCTGACTGTGCCATGGCCCGGAAGCTCTCCATCTGTCCTATAAAGGTTCCGATTTTCTCAGCAGCCTTACCTATGCCCGGAATCTGGCGGGCCTCCCTGAGGGCGTCGTACAGGCTCATGTCATGTTCAGAGGCAAAGATGGCTACCTTCCCCATGGTGGTGGCTCCGATTCCCCGCTTGGGCACATTGATGATGCGCAGCACAGACAAATCATCCACTCCATTGGCAATTGTCTTTAAATAGGCCAGGATATCCTTGATTTCCTTTCTCTGATAGAAATTCACGCCTCCCACCAGGCGGTAGGGTACGTTGTAAAAGATACACCGCTCCTCCAGAAGACGGGACTGGGCATTGGTGCGGTAGAGAACAGCCTGCTCCTGATAGGCATAACCGCTGTCCCTTATCTCCCTGACCACAAAGTCCGCTTCCTCCCTGGCTGTGTCAAACTGTTTGAAACGAATCAAATCCCCCTCGCCATTGGCAGTCCACAAGGTCTTGTCCTTACGTCCCCGATTGTGGCGTATGACGCCGTTGGCCGCATTCAGTATGTTCTGGGTGGAACGGTAGTTCTGCTCCAGCTTAATGACCTTTGCCCCGGGAAATGTCTCCTCAAAGCTCAGAATATTCCCTATATCCGCCCCTCTGAACCGGTAAATGGACTGGTCATCATCCCCCACCACACACAGGTTCCTGTACTTGGAAGCCATCAGGCTGACCAGCCTGAACTGGGCCAGGTTGGTGTCCTGATACTCGTCCACCATGATATACTTAAACCGCTCCTGATAGTAATTCAGGACCTCGCTGTTATTCTGGAACAGTTCCACTGTCTTTACAATGAGATCGTCGAAATCCAGGGCATTATTCTTCTTGAGGCGCTTCTGGTACTCCTTATATATCTCCCCAATCCTGCGCTGTCTGAAGTCCTGCCCTGCATTTAACAGGAATTCCTCGGGGCTGATAAGCTTGTCCTTTGCAGAGGATATGGTGCCTAACACGGAACGCTCCTTGAACTGCTTGGTATCCACATCCATGGCCTTGAACACCTGCTTCATCAGGGTCTTCTGGTCGTCACTGTCATAGATGGAAAAGTTCGTGGTATAGCCCAGATACTCTATATGCCTGCGCAGGATGCGCACGCAGGTGGAGTGGAAGGTGCTGACCCAGATGCTCTCAGCCCCAAAGCCCACCAGCTGGTCCACCCTTTCCCTCATCTCTCCAGCCGCCTTGTTGGTAAATGTGATGGCCAGGATATTCCACGGGTTCACCTGCTTCTCCTCAATCAGGTATGCCACCCTGTGGGTCAGCACCCTGGTCTTTCCGGAACCGGCTCCAGCTAAAATGAGGAGAGGGCCTTCCGTATGAAGGACTGCCTCCTTCTGCATGGGATTCAATGTATCGTAAATACTCATAAACTATGTACCGCCTTCTTAACTGCAATTGTGTTTATTAAGTATACCATTCTGAATCCCATCCTGCAAGACCTGCCTTTCGGACGATTGCAGGCGGCAAATTACAATCGGATAGGGGAGATTTTAACCTCCCCTTCCACACCACGTAGCGTACCGTTCGGTACTACGCGGTTCAATAGTTTACTCGGACTTTCAAATAGTGGGCAGTCATATCGGGATAACCAAGTCTGTCCACTATGATTCTTTTGGTGAGTGCCGAGTTGAGCATTCCCGCCGCTCTCCACACTCCCTTTCGGCAGTTCGCCATCTCATGCACCTTCCACTCTGGTAAATGTAACGCCCGCAACATTTTATATCTTGTGCGTACCTTCTTCCATTGTTTCCAGTACACCGCTCGGATTCTGTGGCGCAGCCACTCATCCGTCTGTTCCATCAGGCTTTTCATGTCTGCATATCGATAAT